GTAAATGTATAGGCCAATACCAAACAGACTGATACACTTTGTTAAACAGCGCATCATGGCTGTATTTACATCCATTGCATTTGGATTAGGTATAGCTTTGTTCCGAGAATCTATAACAGGCATCTGACAAGTCATAGATTTGCCCATAGCTGTTACTGTGCAAAAGACCATCAAGCTTTCTGCAAAGTAAACTGGCTCTCCGAATGTCCAAGTAGCTGTAGGATCATTCTGTAAAAGCTGATCTACGGCCCATGTCCAAGAAAGGTAGGTAAATTTACCCTTCTTTTCAGTATGCTCATTTACATTAATTGTGCGTAATTCGGTAAAAGTTTTCATCACTTACTCCTTAGTCGTTAATTTCGAATTCTGCGGCATTTTTGGCAAAGCGTTCCATGTAATCAAAAGCCATCATCATTACTTTTCTACCAATAATTTCATAGTCATTGGTGCTGATGGCATCTTGCAGGGAATTGGCTTGATCTGTGCTTAGATCGCCCATAGCTTCATATACTGCTTGGGCTGTTCTGTGGTCATACTCTGCACCAGGCTTCATCAGTTGCCATGTGCGTTCTTCTATTTCATCTGTACGATCATCGTAATCATCAGGCTCGTAATAAGCATCGTGGCGGCTCATACCCATGTTAGATACCTCCTACAAAAATGGCGGCTAACAATACACCTAAAAGAATTACACCTACAGTATCAATAATTACTTGTTTCATCACTTTCCCTTCCATTTGTTTACAAACTTTTTTAACTTTGCGTATTCGCCTTTTGGCAAAACAAAACTTATGTATTCGTTTTCGCCTTCATCTTCTAAATCAATTTCGTGTTGAGCCCTGAATACTAAGTGGTCAATAGTTCCGTCAAGGTCATCATCATTGACTGTTTTAAGTTTGTAGAATTCTGCTAGTGCTTTTTCGTACATTTTATTTCCCTTCATCAATTATTAAAATTTACTGCATGGTTTTATTATACACAGAAAAACAAAGTTTTACAAAGTTTTTTATAGGGACTTTCCCTAGTCCCTATATTTATTAAAATTTACTGCGTGTTGGGTTTGTATTCCAAATTGCTCTTTCAGCGGCTTTCCAACTTGTATTGCCAACTACAACTCTTTTGCCAGTTTTAGAATGTAAGTGCATTTCTTCTGTGCCATCATTAAATTGAACTAATGTTGCTACATGGCCTGTAGACATTGTTAAAAATTCTTCTTTGTATTCAGGTTTTACAACTGATTCAAAATTAATAACTTTCATTTTTATTTCCCTTCATCACTTGTTGAACTGAATTCAGTATACATCAAAAATAAGGTTTGCAACAACTTTTTTAATTATTTTCATAGGGACTTTCCCTAATACAACACTTTTTTGATGTTTTCCAAAGATTTATGGTATAGTTCGTAAAACTATGAAAGGAATTACATGAATCCGATGGACTTACTAAAAATTGAGTTTGGAAGCCTTAAAGACCTGGCTGATAAGCTGGATTTAAAGCCAAATACTGTGTATTTATGGGGACAAAGCAACATTCCATTTAAGTATTTAAAGGCTATTGAGGAGCTTACAGACTACAAATTGACTAGAGAACAGCTTAGACCTGACCTATTCAAAAAGGACTGAAATGCACTATTACCAACATAACATTGCGGATTATCGTAAAGATACTTCTCATTTAACTTTGCTAGAACATGGTATTTATCGACAGCTTTTAGACAGTTATTATTTAGATGAAATGCCGCTTTCCAATGATCTTGCGAAGCTTATGCGTTCGCATAGCGTTCGTAGTGCGGATGAACAACAGTCGCTTCAAAATGTATTAACAGATTTCTTTGAATTGACTGAAAATGGTTATATTCATAAGCGATGTGATGAAACTATTGCTCAATATCATGGCAAATCAGACAAGGCAAGAGCATCTGCAATGGCTCGCTGGACTAATAAACATAAGGGTTCTGATGCGAACGCATTGCAAACGCATACCGAAGGCAATGCTAACCATAAACCAATAACCAATAACCATAAACCAATAAAAAACATACAGCCTATTGGCTTTGATTTATTTTGGAATTCTTATAACAAAAAAGTAGGCAAACCTAATTCATTAAAAGCCTGGTTAAAAATCAAGTTTACAGATGGCTTGTTAGAAAAGATTGTAGAAAAGGCGAAAGCTGATGCAACTGCCAAACCTGACAATAAGTTTAGAAAAGATCCTGAACGCTGGTTAAAAGGTCAGCATTGGCTAGATGAAGTTGTTATTGCACAAGCTCCTGAATCTAAGGAGTTGCCATTGGGTAATGAACAGCAGATTGAAGCGGCTTATAGGGCTGAATGTGGTGATCCTGCTAAATCAAGGTTTAACAGCTATTACGAAATGAGGGCTTTTATTGTGGCCCAGCGTGAGAAAAGGAAGGCGGCTTGAATGAGGAGCGATACAAACATCAATGTGCTGTTCGCCAGTTGATTTTGTGGCGAAAGCAATGGGGCCTTAAATTGTGGAGAGAATATATGCACAAATATAAAGAAAAGCTAGATTGGCAATTAATTAGAGATTTTGAAGATCAATGGACTAAAGGCAACAGGGCTGACGAAAAAGGAGAATGGAAATGAATTTAGAGCAATTAACAGAAAACAGGGTAGAGGAAGCTTTAATTAAACTTTCAAGCACAGATGAAAGTCATGCGGCATGGGCTGGTCAAGTTAAATACCTTGAGGAAGGCTTAAAACAGGCTAAGAGCCATTCTTTTCTACTAGCTGAAGGCACAGTAGCAGAAAGAGAAGCAACGGCTCTATCAAGCGTTAAATACGCTGAAGCAGTCAAAGCTTATGCAGATGCTTTTAAAAATTTTAAAACATTGGATAACCAGCGCAATCATGAAATGCGAATTATTGATATATGGCGCACTTTATCCAGCAATCGTAGGCAAGGAAATATGTAATGAAAGACTTTAGCGTACCTTTTTTGGCTTCAAAACGACTTTTGGAGCAATATTACCAAGCTATGATTGCCCAGGATGTGCTTTTGGCAACAAAAATTGCTAATGAATTAGTTGAAATGACTTTAAAACTTGAGGATATTGCCCATGACCATCGTTACCCTAACACCATCTGAAATTCAAATGGCATCTTTTGTTGGATGCCAAAGAGCCACAGAAAACATCAAAAATGGTGATATTTGGAGTAGATCAGGAGAGCCGCCTGAACAACTTTTTGACAGAATGATTAAAGGTGCTTTGGCTGAAGCGGCCTTGGCTAAATATTTAAATAAATTTTGGTCTAAAGGTTTAAAAGGTGCGGCTGATGTTGATGATGTTGATGTACGATGCACTCATTACGAAACTGGTCACATGGAAATGCACGAATGGGACAAAGACGATAGAAAGTATTACTTGCTTACAGGAATGTTAGGAACTTACAAAGTTTGTGGTTGGATTTATGGCAAAGATGCAAAAAAGCCTCACTATTGGCGAGTTTTGCAAGCTGGCAGGAAACCTCAGTTTTGGATTCCGCAATCAGATTTAAATGATAATATTTATCAAATCAAAGAAAAAGATTGGTTAGATGACTAAATCGGAGAAACTGCATTATGCAAAGCTGGCGAGATTGGGTTGTATATTGTGCAGATCCAACGGCATTGCCGAAACCGACACAGAAGTGGAAATGCACCACATACGAAGGTTTGGCGGAAAGCGTTCCCTTAGTATTGCAGTCCCCTTATGCGCTTACCACCATCGTCTTGGAAATGCCAGTTATCATTCTTTGGGAGCCAAAGGGTTCGAAAAATACTGGGGCATCAGTCCTGAGCGATTGATAGAAATAACAAATGACCTATTACAAAAAGAGAGTTGATGAAAACCAAAAACAGCTTGTCCACACCTTTATTGCTCTTGGGGCTTCTGTTCTTAATTTATCAACTGTTGGTCGTGGTTGCCCTGATTTACTTGTCGGCTACAAGGGAAAGTCTGTCCTCGTGGAAATTAAGCGTGATTCCAAATCCACCTACACAGAGCCACAAATCAAATTTATGCAGGAATGGAGAGGCGGAGCAGTAAGCAGAGTAGATTCTGTTGATGCCGCTATTCGGCTTATTAAAATGCTTGACATGGCTTAAAATCACCATAAAATTAAGAAACTGCGCTTTTGCAGTCTTTTTAGCTAAAAAAGGAAATGATATGGGTAAGATGGATTCTAGCAAGGGTATTCCTTTGCGTACAGGCGGTGTAATGCCTAAAGGTGCTGATGCCGCTGATACTAAAGGTGAGCGCCATGAGCCACTAAAAGGCGGTGTTGCAATGGGTATGGAAGATGCAGTTGGATCTGACAAGCTATTCAATACTGGTCGTACTGCTGGTGTTTGCTATGAACATAAGCGTACAGCTTATGCCAAAGAAGATGCTGGTCAAAAGTAAGCTTTAAAAGCGAAAACCCTATAAGTGAAGGATTATAGGGTTTTCTAACCAAATAGTAATCGGAGAACTAAATGGCTGATGTAAATACTAAAGACACTTGTAAAAGCTGTCTATTTTTTATTGATGGTGAACGAATGGGAATCTGTAGAAGATTTCCTGCTCCTGTCAATAAATCAAAAACCGACTGGTGCGGAGAATTTTCTATTTCTAGCCCAGCTTTTGAAGCCTTGGTTGGTTCTATTGCAGAGCCTAAAATTACTGTTGAATTTAAAAAATCAAGAGGAAGGCCTAAAAAAGCATGAAATTAACTCCAATGAACGACAAAATCGTAGTAAAGCCTGATGTAAGGGTTTTATCTACAGTATTGATTATTGATAACAAAGAAGTAGAAAACATAGGAACTGTCGTGGCTGTAGGCCCTGGCAAAAAGCTTTCCAATGGTCGCAGAGAAGATATGCCAGTAGAAGTAGGAGCAAGAATCCGCTTTGGCACTATGAATGACGATCATGGAGAAGAATACCTAAAA